TTACCTGGATGTGGATCACCATGAAATAACCCACCATCCATAGTTTGAATTACATACGAATTAACGAGTGCCTCACACACCTTCTTCCTATTGATTCTCTTATTTTTGATCTCTGTAATCTTATCAGCCTCTACATACTCCATTACAATCATATCATCGGTACAATACTTTTTATACATATAAGGAACTTTTATCCAGTCAATACCTTTCAAACTCCTTCTAAACTTAATCGCATTTTCAACTTCTTGTCTGTAATCAGCCTCTCCAAGAAGATACTCGATAGAGTCATTAAGAACAAATTCAGAACTAGAACCAGTGTCAACACCTATTGACTGAATAAAGTCGAGAATCTTCTTAACATTATTTGTATCTGATTTCATAATGTCTAGGATTCCTGGTCTTTTCAATTTTACAACAACCTTCTTGCCATTTGTTAAGGTAGCTTTGTGAACCTGTCCAATACTGGCCGATTTGAATGGAATCTCGTCAAAATCTTTGAATATGTCTCTATTTACAACATCTTTTACAAGGTTAAAATCAAATGGTGGTACATTATCTTGGAGAGATTCGAGTTCTTTGGTAAATTCTGGTGGATAGAGGTCTCCTCGCGTGGACGCTATCTGTCCTAATTTTACAAATGTCGGGCCAAGGTCTAGAAGTTCACCTTTCGTCCATCGACCAAGCTCAGCCTTATCTTCAGTAAAGCGCTCTTTCCATAAATATTTAGCTGCGAATTTCCATGTTTTTACCTTTTGATTTGGCGCCAACTTGACAGGTGGCACCTTCATATTGGCTTGACTGAGTATACTCAACATATCCTACATTAACCTTAGGATTTTTTCTATAAGCTAAATATAGAATGAAGATTCATATCGTAGGAGCTGGTCCAACTGGATTATCTCTCGCATGGGAAATCTTACGTACAGGAGACCACGATGTTACCATTTACGATAGAAAGGTATCAGCTGGTGGTTCTTGGTGGGAACCTAATGTAGAATCACGAGATCTTCATGCACATAGAATTGTATTCGATAGAGCATTTATAAACGCACGATCCTTTTTCGAAGAAATGAAGATTGATTGGAACACTATGTTTGAAGTTGAAAAAGATGCCGGTGTTTGGGATTTTACGCTCAAAAGTTTAGAATATGACGATTATAAAACCCTAATAGCTCTCATATCTAGGGTTCTTTGGGATCCTAAAAAGTTTAAAAGTATATCAGTGAAAGATGCCATAGGACCCCTAACCGAAAGGGCTAAAGATCTCATAGAACATCTCCCTCTCATAATGGATGGTGTTACTTGGGATGTTATGTCTGCGTATGAACTTGTGAATAATTGGAATCATGTTTTACTCTCCAAACGTTACACACAACGTGTTTCTGGTAAAGTCATGTGTGACGCGATGGAAGAAGCGCTTCTCAAAGCTGGTGCCAATTTTGTTTTTGGTGCTGAACTTTTAGATGTTCAATACGGTAAGAAAGATTTTGTGGCAAAGTTTTCAGATGAAAGAATAATAAAAGATGGAATACTCTTTTTATGTCTAGATAATAGCCCCGCTCTAGATCTACTTGGCAATAATTGGGGACCTGACGCAGATGCGAAACTTAGAAGAAGTACATATGGTGCTATAAATGTTCTATTGGATTACGATCAACCAATTAAAATGAAATCAGATTTAGAAGTTTCCATAGAAACCAAGTGGAACTTACAACCAAAGGTACTCAGTGATGGTAAGACCGTATCATGTGTTATTTGTGATCTTGGTAAAGAGGTACTCAGTTCCGACCCAGAAACTATCAAAAATGAAGTCGTTAGACAGCTTAGATTGCCACAACCCACTTCTATCAGGATTGGCTGGGGTGCTGAATGGAAAGAGAATAAATGGAACTTCTCACAATCATCGGGTGTTCTCAGTCTTGAAGGTCAACTCCCCTTCTTTGGAAAATGTTCAAAGGTTGCCATGTGTGGTATGATGTCCCCTAGACATACACCTTACTCCAGCATTGAAGCATCAGTTGAAGTTTCGCGAGCCCTAAGTCACGTGTGTTTCGGAACTAGAAAACCCCTGAAACCTATTTTGGTCACCCACGTTGGAATATTAACTTTAGTGTTACTTATAGTTTTACTTTTAGTGTATCGTAGATGAAGTTCATAGCTAAAGTATATGAACCATTTTATGATCATAATGATAAAAAGTATATACGTTTTGTGATTCCTCAAAAAGTTTCAGAAATCATAGAACGTATGCATGCGAGTAGGATGCATCTCCTCGTAAATCAAAACGCAGACAATCCACTAGATGGTAAGATACTCACAGTCAAAGTACCATTCCGTTACCGAAGGGTTATGTGTAAATTTGAAGGAAAACCTATACAATCTCTCACAAAGGATGATGAAGTTGATGTTGAATTAGATTTCAAGGGTATTTGGAATATTGGAAATCATTCGGGATTTTCTTGGGTACTATCCTCTTCAATCTTTTCAAGTCCTTGATTAGGAAGCTCTATATTATCTACACCAGCCTTTTTTAGGTCAGTGAATGTCTTTAACATTCCTTGAAGCCTAAAAACTTCTTGAGTCATTTGTTCAATAGTGTTCTGAAGTCTGTTAATGTTCTCGTCAATATTTAAAGTGGGCATCGTGTACTCATTTAAAGTTTCACATCTTTAAATAAGTATGCTCACTCGAACTGGTTATTTAGTCAATTCGGGTCCAATTCCTGAAATTAAAAAAGAACTTACCGTAAGACCTGTGGTCAATGGGGACTATGGATTTCCTCCACCGCCTTTCAAAGTTTTCCGAGCAACTAAGACAGGAGTCTGTGTTCCCAGATTCTATGGAACTTCTAAACTTGGAGAACCCCAAGAAGACAAGAGACCAGAGCCAACCCGTATCAATACGAAGTTTGTTGGGAAACTTCGAGATACCACACACCAAAACGATGCACTACGAGCAGCAATTAAAGCTGGCCACGGCGTCCTTTCTTTACCATGTGGGTACGGCAAAACGACGGTATCCTTGGCCATAGCATGTAAATTGGGGTACAGAACTATGATTGTAGTTCATAAACAATTTTTAGCCGATCAGTGGAGAGAACGTATTCAACAGTTTTGTCCAGGTGCCACTATAGGTATTGTGCAACAAGATAAGAAAGAGGTTGATTGTGATTTTGTCATCGCTATGCTTCAATCACTTTCCCTGAAGGAGTACAGTTTCACGGATTTTGAGAGTGTAGGAACTCTCATAGTGGATGAGGCGCATCACATTTGTGCCAAGGTTTTCAGTCAGTCACTCTTCAAAATGTGCCCCAAACATATCTTTGGACTCTCAGCGACACCCGAGAGGAAAGATGGACTCACTAAAGTTTTACATTGGTTTATGGGTCCCACTTTCTTCGCAGTAGAACGCAAAAATCAGGAACAAGTTGAGGTTTTCCCAGTTGTATATGATTCCCCAAACTATAAGAATCCACCCCCATCTATGAGAAACGGTAAAATCTCAATGCCGAACATGATCACAGAACTTGTGGAAGATCGCCGACGTAACCAAATGCTCGTAGAACTTGTTAAAAAGGCATCAGCAGGTACGAGACAGTTACTTGTTTTGAGTGATAGACGTTTTCATTGTGAGTTCCTTCATCAATGCTTTCCCAAAACATCTGGATTGTACATGGGTGGTATGAAGGAGGCGCAACTTCAAGAATCTTCAAAGAAGAAGATCATTTTCGCAACGTTCAGTCAAGCGCACGAAGGCTTAGATATCCCCACCCTAGACACAGTTATTTTAGCTTCACCCAAATCCGATATTACCCAAAGTATTGGGCGTATTATGAGAGAAACAAAAGGTAAAAAGAACGATCCACACATTTACGATGTCCATGATCCTTGGTCTATCTTTACAGCGATGTATTACAAGAGACTCAAGATCTATAGACAAGGTGGATTCAATATACGTGGCAAGCATTCAGAGGAGCCCAAGAGTGAGTTTACTCAGGGAAAGTGTCTGTTTTTATAATCTGACTAATTAATAAATGTCGGGTGCATTAATACAACTCGTTTCTAAGGGGGTGCAGGATGCCTACATCATAAGTGACGAAGGACATTCATTTTTTCGTACGAAGTTTACACGTCATACGAATTTTTCTCAAGCTCCCAAATACATTAAGACTGTGAATACCACAGATACGTCTATTACGATACCCGTTCTTGGTGATATCATAAACGGTATTTGGTTAGAGTCGGCCACTAGAAATGCGAACATAGCTTCAAATCTTTTCTACAATTCTACAATTTCTCTTTTTATTGGTGGACAAAAAATAGATTCCCAACATTACGACTATTTCTCCGATATATGGACGAATTATCTGGCTGATACATACACAAAGGGACAGGAATTAAACAACAAAACATCTACCTCGTGTCACGTTTTCCTCCCCCTCCACTTCTTTTTCTGTGACCATAAAGCGTTTTTACCTCTCATAGCCCTACAGCATCACCAAGTTGAGATAAAGATAGATTTTGACGAAACGAATATAGCTGGTCTAGATGTGACCGAGAAATCAGCAAAGGTGTATGGTAATTATATTTACTTGGATAAGGATGAAAGAGAAACTTTCACGAAGAGACAAATGGATTTTATAGTAACCCAAGTCCAAGGATTTAAGACCGAATTACTCACTGTTACGAATAACAACACTGATGTGGGTGGTCACAACCGTATTGACCTTTCCAACTTTAATCACCCAGTGAAATCATTATTTTGGGGATTCAATGCTTCTAATGAAAATTTTGCGGATGACCGTTTTACATTTCTCGAAGCCGATTTACAAATCAATGGTACACATCTACTTGAAAAGATGACCCCAGTCTACTTTCACACTGTTCAAAATTATTACAAATCTTCTTATGGACACTCCGACTTTATTCCAGAAACTGAAGTACTTTTCAACACCAGATATTTCGCGTACCACTTTTGCCTAAATGCTTCTGAATATAACCCCTCAGGAACCCTAAACTTTAGTCGCATAGATAATGCTGTACTGTCTCTTAATGGTGTAGAAAAGGGAGTCCTTAGACCAGATGGACAAGAACTTTTCGTGTACGCAGTAAACTACAATGTGTTAAGAATTCGTAATGGACTTGCTGGAATTTTATTCGGTAACTAATGTATAGATGGGCAGAACAGTACGTTTCGATCAGATTTTCGTCACGAGTCTAGACGCTGCACCACGAGAGACCGACGTTCTAAGTGGTCTCGCCAGTATTGATGCTGGTGAAATTACAGCAGATCAAATTCAAGTTGCCAATCTTACTATTACCAATAAGGTTACTGCGAATGTAGAAAGTACGGAGTTTACGGGTCTTACCAACGTGTTCCGTTTTACGGCGACACAGGTTGGCATTGGCACTGATAACCCAATTAACGAGTTTCAATTAGGTTCAGATAGTGTGATTATGAATAGGGGTCTACAGGATTTGGTTACCATTCAGGGTAATACAGTTTCAACGAACTTATTTGCGACCAATATCCTCAAGACGACAAATGATAAATTTTTTGTGGATGCTAATGCTTCAAATGTTTTGAAGATCACTGGTAATACATTTTCTACAAATGCGGCTATAGGTACTCATCTTCTGGTTGGTAACGAGGCAGCGAATGATGGTTCTAATATAGCCGTGTTTGAAAAGGGTAATGTTGTCGTTAGAGATGGTTTCTTGAGAGTATTTGGTGATGTTGATATCACCGGTAACTTGGCGATCACAGAGATTCCAGATTATACGAGTGTTAATAATTTGGTCGTCACCAATGCCGTTATACAAATGGCATTGGGTAACAATGGAACGTATGACATGGCTTTACTTATGAAAGATGTAGATGAAAAATCTAACATATTTTTTGGGTACACACATGCCGGGGATAAAATGAGACTCTCTAGAACATATGGTGGCCCTACAACAGCGACGTTTGATTCCATATTAGATACTTCTAACACTGTAAATCTTCATGTGTATGGTGACATATATACACAAAACAATGTGGGAATCGCAAACTCTTCGCCAACTTTATCACTTTCAGTTGGTTCAAATGTACACATAGATGACACAGCTACTACATCTAGTAATGTATTATACGCAAATGGTTTCGGGTTCTTTGAGGGTTTACGAATTGGTGATAGTGGACTCACAGTTGGTAGCTTGATTACCTTAGACGCCGATGCAGCTATACCAATGGTTGTATCCTCAACAATTCAATCCCAAGGTTTACAGACAACTGGAGTAGATGGGAACGGGGATGGTATACCATCTGGTATAGCAAACACAGCGTCAACAAATATGCTGTCAATTGGTGATAAGATATTTATTAACTCAGATTCTGCTAATCTTATAACAGTTCTCGGTAATACAGCGACGGGTCGTCTCATCACACAATCTATTCTAGTCCAAGGATTTCATTGAGGTTGAAGGTGAATCTGGTATTTCATCGGCCGCGAATGTAATTATTCACGGTGACATAAGTGGTGAAGATTCTGTGTCGAATACTTTAAGTCTTCGGTGTGTGTGGTCCTCTTACAGCAAACATAAGTGCTATAGAACTCAATGGTGCGAAAACATCGGCGAGTCATCAAACGGTTGTTTTTAAAACTAAAAACACTGAGAGAATGCGAGTCGCATCTGGTGGAAACATTGGTATATCCAACACTGAACCAGATGAACTTTTGACACTTGGTGGTAACCTGAAACTCATTGAAAGTAATACAGCTATTTTCGGGAATGGTACAAACTTCCTAAAGATTTCTACAGACATCACAGGCAGTCAGACAAAAGTACAAACGCGTGTAGGAACTGGTAAAGGTCTCAACTTTTATGCGAGTACCACCGATAATATGGGTACACCCAAACTCACGATCCTTGAGTCAAGTAATGTGGGTGTGGGAACTATATCACCCGTGGGTCTTTTACATACAAGTGGTGGAACTGTGTTTATCAATGATCAAGTTACACATAGGGGTGGTGTAAGTCATTTGGATACACCCATGGTTGTTACAAATACAACCACTATTGTGGGAACTTCAGACTTTAAGAATGTTCTTCAACTTTCACGTGAGGGTGGTACATCTGGTCAACACGCGGTTAGAGGTATGTTTACGATGGGTAAACACGCACTTACGGGAAGTGATGGTTCCGGGACTTCACGTTCCCAATTAAACTTATCCCTAGCGAGTGACAATTATTCCACCCAAGGACATATTATGACATGGAGAAGTGATAAGCGTGTAGGTATAGGTACCACTCGACCCACCTCACACCTTGAAATAGTCACAACCGGTATAGGAAATCCAACAACTAATGGTGTACTGGTTCATAGTGAAGAGATTAACAATTCCGCGGATGATGCAATTGTAGCTATGCGATCAGATACTTTAAATTCAAACTCATTTGCTTCGTTTATTCAAGCTGATGGTATCACCGGTGACCCTACTGGTTATTCTATGGGTGTAACTGCTTCGGGTGGTGATTTTAGACTCACCAAAAATCCAAGTGTAATTAACGATTCAACTAATACTCGTATATTCATAGATGGTGCCAACGGGAATATGGGAATAGGCACGGATGTACCCCGTGATTCTTTAGAAGTCGGTGGTAATGTTGTCATTGGTAATCAGCTTACATTTGGTGGTCTAGAAACAGACGAAATTGGTAATACATTTATACGCGAAAGGTTTTACAATACAGACGGTAAAACGGAGTTACTTGTGTATAAAGGTAATGAAGGCGCACTCGCATCCGTAACTGGTCCAGATAGAATTAGGTCTGTTGCACCACTTCATATATTCCAAACATATGATGATACTGGCCAAACTTTAGCGGAAAGAGAAACGTTATTAGGAAGTGAAGCCATCACTCAGACTGCATTATTAGCTGTTAACAAAGACCGTGTACTTGTTGGTACATCGGTTGATCCGGGTGGTAACTCTCGTCTATTCGTAGATGGTGGTTTCCAGTTCGCAACTGGTTCTAAAATTATAACTGGTGTGATGGACATTTTCTCTGTGAGTACTGGTGGTAATAAAGGTGTCATAGACAACATTTCTTCGGCTCTTACATTCCGTCAAAATAGTGTTGAATATGCTCGTTTTACAGAAAATGGACTGTTTGGTTTAGGGACATCTTCACCAGACACTAATGTACACGTATATTCAGCTTTGACCACTGACGTGGATGTTCTCAAACTTGAGAGTCCTGGTACAAACAAAAAGACTGGTATCTCATTGAATACAAATGACAACTATGGTGGATACGTGAGGGGGTTTAGTGATTCCACCCATTCCATACATGGTACGGTGATAGGTGCTGTGAACAACAATGTTGAAGCCGATGGTATTCATATAATACATACTTCAAATGTGGGTGTGGGAACCGTAAACCCAAGTGAACACTTTACTGTTTACAATGGTACAGCACGCTTAGAGCACGCAACGAGTAATGCCATCTTAGAATTTAAGACAACTGGTGGTGTTTCTAATATTTATGGAGATCACACAGGTAATGTGTTTATTGACCCAGTGAGAAGTTTAGTAGTAAAGAGTGACACTGAAATTACTGGTGATCTTCAGATTGATGGTAAGATTGATTTGGGTAACCAGGTAGCTGTAGATTTGGGCGGTTCAGATGCAACCACATCATTACACGTTGGTGGTGGATTTATCTCAGGTTCAAATGAAGTTGGCTGTAAGCGATACTCTAAAAGTTTTACACTGGGATCCACGGCAGCGAAAAGTGTTCGTTTATACTTCGCTGATGGAGGTACCCCCGAAAAGATGCCAGCTTTTTATGCCAAAATTGTTGCGATGCTCAGAAAGACGGATGGTTCTGCTGTTCGTGACATGAGTACAATGGTCTTGGAGATCCAAGGTGGATCACATGATGGAACCACGAATAGTAGTTTAGACGACGAGATAACCGTGGGTACAAAGAACCTGTTTGGTGGTGATTCAGATTTCCCATGGAGTCCAAATGTTACTGTGGGGAAGAAAGGTGTATTACTTACACCCCATGACGTTGGATCGGGTAGAATATACAAATATGATATTCATGTAGAACTTATAACCGCATCCTTATCTGGTACACACACTGGTGGATTCTTAAAAAGTATCAAAAATAATGTCAACGTCGGACAAGTTGATAGTTTTGGTGCTGGTCAGAATATTGTAACTTTTACTTATTAAATTTACTACGAGGGAGAACCCCGCGGTAAACGAAACAATTACGCC